AATAATAATAATAATAATAATAATAATAATAATAATAATAATAATAATAATAATAATAATAATAATAATAATAATAATAATAATAATAATAATAATATTCACTAACAATAATTATTTTTATGTTTTATAACAGTTTTAGAAACTTCAAAATTATCAAAATATAATTGTATAACTTCTAATGTTTTATTAGTTTTATTTAATGGATTACTCCAATATTCTATTTGTTGTTTTAGAACCAATAATCTTTCATTCCATTCATTTATATATTTTGGTTTTAATTTACATAAACCTTTCTTATCATATCCCCAACAAGATTGAATTTTATTATCTCTAATATAATATTCATCAGGATTAAATCTTATAAATATAATTGGTCTATGTCCTAAATCTTGTGATATTTCCATTAATCTTTTATTTTCACAACTACAATCATAATCTGTATGTTGGTTTTCATCTATCTCTATTATTAAAATTTGTTCTCCCATATCTAATAATAAATCTGGTCTTCTTTTAGAACATCCATCTTTAATCTTTTTATCAACTATCCATGTATATTGTGAGAATGTTTTAGTTATATATTCTGCTACTTCTTTTTCTTTAGTTTTATAATTTTTAGTTGTAGGTAAATCAGGAAACATATGAACAAAACAAAAATAACAATAACCATCATATTTTTCTTTAACTTGTATAGAACATAATGGAGTTTTACAAGTTTTATTTTTTACATCAACCATATTTTCTTTTTTATGAACACTACAATATAATCCTTCTTTTTTACCGTCAATATTAAAATTTGGTTGTTTTTTACAATCAGGTTCTATACAAGTTTTACTTTTAACATTAATCATATTTTCTTTTTTATGAACACTACAATATAATCCTTCTTTTTGACCCACTATATTAAAAGTTGGTTGTCTTTTACAGTTTGGATCTATACAAGTTTTATTTTTTACATCAACCATATTTTCTTTTTTATGAACACTACAATATAATGCTTTAGATTTACCATCCACATTATAATTTGCTCTTGTTTTACAATCAGGTTCTATACAAGTTTTATTTTTTACATCAACCATATTTTCTTTTTTATGAACACTACAATATAATGCTTTAGATTTACCATCCACATTATAATTTGCTCTTGTTTTACAATCAGGTTCTATACAAGTTTTATTTTTTACATCAACCATATTTTCTTTTTTATGAACACAACAATATAATGCTTTAGATTGACCATCTATATTATATGATGATTGTTTTTTACAATCAAGTTCAATACAAGTTTTATTTCTAACATTAACCATATTTTCTTTTTTATGAACACCACAATATAATGCTTTAGATTGACCATCAACGTTATAACTTGCTCTTGTTTTACAATTTTCAAATTTACAAATTGGCATTTTATTTAATAATAGTAATTTATTATACTTTTAAATAAAAAAAATTCAATTTTTTATAGAATATTTAAAAAACTATTTTAAATATTTATTCATATGAACTAAAATTATATTGATACTCATTAAAGTGTTCTATTATTCAGTTAAAATAGTTTGATAAAATAATAGTAATTTTATTATTATAACTGATACAACAATTGACAACCAAAAAAAACAATAGGCAAAGGTTTTAACCTTTGTCTATTACGCAAAATTGGTTGTAAATTGTTTGACACTATTAATACTCTTAATAACCAACATATAAAAAAAGCACCAAGATCCGGATAAGATGTTCCTCAACAAACATTCCTTTAAGTCTACGGCGAATGCGTTTTGTCAATCGTGGTAATGTCATCTGACGACACGAATCGCCATTTGGATGTGATTTTCCACAAAACATTTGAGGCGTTTCCAAAACATTCACCCAAATACACCCATAATATGGACAAACTGGACATATGGGGCATTCAGAACATGCACACATAGAACAATCAGTTCCATTAAACTGTCTTGGATTGTGCAGATGACACTGTTTCGGTAAAGGTAGCAAACTCAATTCCATCCCAACAAATAATATAATTTAATTTAATAAGAATAACAATAGTATCAAATTTTCATTTTTTTTATAATAATTTAATATTATATTTATTATTTTTTTATTACTAACTTTAATAATTATATTTTGCTAAGACAATTATATCAAAATATACTAAATCATACAAAGAAATATAATTATGTCTGTAAAATAACAAATGACAACCAAAAAAAAAACAATAGGCAAAGGTTTAACCTTTGTCTATTACACAAAATTGGTTGTCAATTGTTTGATACCAATAATAGATAAAATAAATAATTTATTAAATATTTACATTGTATTTTTTTATATTATCATATTTTAATTTCGTTTCATTATTGATAGTATATTTTAAATTTGATAATCCACTTGTTTCCCATATAATCATATCTGTTATTATGGTGTGTTTTTTTTGTAAATCATCAGTTTTACAGCGGGGACTATTTTAAATGACACGAATTATATCAAAAAAATAATCTTAACACCCACTATAAAAATTTGATTATATCAGCTAATGTTAATTTAGCTTCCAGAAATATTAATACTTCTGAACCATCGTGAAATGGGAATGAATTTAATTTGTCTCTACTATTTCTCGTGTAAATTGTAAAGGTCTTTTTCCTGTTCTCTTTAATGTTTCTATTATATACAACATATTTTGAACTGCATTTTTATCTCTATTATGATATATTTTACAAATCTGGACTGGTTCTTGCTCTCCATCTGGATTAACGACTTTATGTCGCAGAAGACCATTCACTAATATGCTCTTATTTTTTTTCTTATCTTTTGGTTTATTACTCTTTCTAATCATAAATTTTTCTAATTCATTATGACAATGATTACATAATTTTGATGTTCTAAATTCATTTATTAAATATGTCTCATAATTAGCATTCTTAAATATTTTTCGTAATCGTTTATTTATTGTTGGTTCTACTCCTTTCATATGTGTATTTCCTTTATCATAATCCCCTATTACAAATATAATATCTTTAGGTATTCCATATTTATTTTCAAAATTTTTTATTAATTTACTTTCGCTTTTTTGTATATTTATAAATCTATTTAATTTGAATTTTCTAAATAATTTTTGTTCATAATGAGCAAATAATGTTATATTTAATTTATTCTTTTCTGATACATATTTTTTGAATTTATCATAATCATTTGTTTTGCTATTATACTCACTTAATTCTGTTTCTAATTGCTTTACTGTTTTATCGTTTATTATAGTTTCTTTATTTTTAGTATCCATAAATTTACTGTATTTTTTCATTCTTGATTCTAATCTTCTCTGATTTTGAGTGTATCTAAATGTCTCTAATTTTCCATCACTATTTTTTGAACCACAATAGATTAAATCTGCAAGATTTGGATCTGCACAAACTATTTTTTTATTTTTCATTTCTTGTGTCCATTCTACATTTTCAATATATCCTGTCATATCGTCTTCGTTTGTTCGTTTTTTCTTTAATGGTTTTCCATCTAACCCATTTCTAATAAATATAATACTTGCTGAAACACCATCACTTCTAATCATATGATGAAAACTATATTTATTTTTTTTGAATACTCGTTTATTTGTCTTGAAAATTCTCTCCCATAATTGTTCTTGATTATCACCTTCTTTGTATGTTTTAAGAATATTTGTTGTTGGTTCATCTCCTAAAAAGTTTTGTATTAATCCACAAGTATCAATAATTATATTTTTGGCAATAATATTTGTTCTTAATGGTAAAACATTAAATAATCTAATTTTATGATTATCTTTTTCTTCTTTATTATAAAATTTCTCTATCTCAATACCTAAATATATAAATGATTTCAAATAATCTATTGTGTTTGATTTAATATCATACAATATACTGTTTTTGTCGTATGTTTCTTTTTTTGGAATAATATTTTTTCTAACTTGTTTTATCCATCTATGATATTTATTGTCTGACTTTTTTTCATCATCTAAACTTAATAAATCATATTTGACTTTATCGATTTCTTCATATAAATCTTTCTTTAATTTTTTTCTAATTTCTATATCTTCATTATCTTTTGTTATTTGTTCTAATTTATTATAAACATCATAATTTATATTAACAAGTTTATTCAAATGTTGAACAAAATGTTCTTTAATATTATTTTCAATGTTAGTTATCATATCAATTGCTTCATATGGTAAAATATAACTCAACTTATCATAATACAATTTTTCATTTTCATCAATAGTTAATTTATAATGTTCTTTATAAAAATTAGTTAATGATTTAAGTTGTTGAGGCATATTATCATCTCTATAACCACCACTATTACATTTTCTAATTGTAATAACTTTGAAAATATCACAAATAAATTCTTTGTCTATTTTTGGGAATGGTTTATTTTCTTTGTATAAATAAAGACAATATAATTTAAGAAAATTATATGAATGTATGACAATTTTATTTGTTCGTATTGCTAATTCATTAATTATGTCTAATGAACTGTCATCTTTAATAATATTCTTTATATTGTCCTTGTTTGTTTTCATAAAGTCAAAATTATCTTCTTCTTTTTTCTTTGTTTTTACTTTTGGTTTAACTTTACTCTTCATCTTATATATAATATAATTTTATATTTTTAAATATGTTTAAAACGCATTTAAAAATTTATGATAAATAAAATATGTTTAGTCAAAATATTGTTTGTATTGTGGGTCAGTTATGAAGTCAGTCCATTTGTTATATATTTCGGGGTCTTTCATAATCTTTTCTTTTGATTTATAATTGTATTTTGTATCTGATATCCAGCATCCTAATTTTCTTATATCTTTATTTATATCTTTTTGAGATGGAGTTTTATTATTTTCATTAATATATTTTTTTAGTGTTTCTAAATTATTATTCCATACTTCTTCATTTGACATAAAATATTTTTTATATTTTTCAGATGTTATAAATTCTGTCCATTTATCATATATTTCTTGATTTTTCATAATACATTCTTTGAATTTATAAGTAGATTGTTGTGTACTAATCCAACAACCAAGTGTTTTTACATATATATTTTGGCAGTCTTTTAATGGTTTTATATTGTTATCATCTATATACTTTTTTACTTCTTCCAATTTATTATTCCATTTATCGATATCACTTAAGAAAAATTTCTTATATTTTTCACAAGTTATAAATTCATTCCATATATCATAAATCTCTTGATTTTGCATTATACATTTTGTTTTTTTATATTTGTAAGTATATTTTTGAATACCTATCCACATACCCAGATTCTTTATGTTCTCATTATCATCATTATCTAAAGGTAATTTATCATATTTATCAATGTATTTTTTTATTTTATTAAAATTATCAATCCATAATTCTTCATTAGACATAAAATATTTTTTATACTCATATGAATTTAAAAATTCTGTCCAAATATTGTAAATTTTTTCATTTTTCATTATATTATCTTTATGTTTATAATTATTATTTTGATTTGAAATCCAACCACCTAATAACTTTATTGTTATATTATTATCAACTGTTGATGGTTTTTTATTATTTTCATCAATATATTTTTTAACTTTATTCAATTTATCTAACCATAATTCTTCGTCTGATAATTTTTTTATTGTAAAATATTTATTATATTTTTCATTATTTATGAATTCAGTATATTTGTCATATATTTCAGAATTTTTCATAATCTGTTCTTTTAATTTATAATTTCTTTTTTGTGTGTTTCCCCATCTTCCCAAATATGCAATATTTTTACTTTTATTTAAAATCGATGGTATCTTTTTATTCTCATCAATATACTTCTTAAATTCATCCAACTTTTTATCCCAACTAATACACCTAAACTCTTTTACTCCCATTATATATTTCTCCACTAACTTATTATCAACTTTACTACCTTCTTTATCACCTTCCTCAAAAAAACCAATGCTATTCACTTTAATCTTATCTTTAAACATAATATCATACTCCTTTATCCCACTCAATGTCTCTAATATTTTGTCATATTCATCACACCAAATAAATATATTTCCTACTTTGAAAGAATTTGATTTATTTATTCTCATACATCTACTCATTCTTTGAATAGTTCTTATTTTTGATTTTGTTGGATATGTTATAAATATACTATCACAACTTGGTATATCAATACATTCATCTAAAATTCTTACACTAAATAACAACTGTATATCATTCTCTTGTTTAAAATCATATAAAACTTTTATTCTTTGTTTTTCTGTATTTGATGCTGTTATTTGGTTCATTCTAATATCCAAACAATAAAATTCATTCAATTTATTCATTACTTCAATCATTAAATTTATTTCATTTGTGTCTTGACAATATATTATACATTTTTTAGAACCATTGTTAAGCAAACAACTAAAAAAGAAATTACATTTACCTTTAATAACTTCATCGATTTCATAAATCGATAATTCTTTATTTAACTGACTATTATCTTCATGTATGGATGGTAACCAAATTTTATAATCTGTAATAAATTTCTTTTCAATCGCTTCATTAAAACTCATTTTATAAAATGTTTCACCAAATATATGTTCTGTATCTGTCATTTCATCTTCTAACTCATATACTCTAGGAGTTGCTGACATAAACATAATTTTATATTTTGAATTAAGAATTTTATAAAAGTCATCTTCTTCATCGATAATATTATTTTTAGACAGATTATGAAATTCATCTATAATTATTAATGGATTGTCGCACTTATCTAAAACTTGTATTAAACAATCAATACTGCAAAAAGTAGATGATATTAAAAATGATTTATTAGATTTAATGAATTTTCTAATTTCTTTAACATCTCTACAACCATCAGAACTTACTAATAATGTTTTATTTTCATACCCATATTCAATATATCTATTAAGATTTTGTTTAGCAAATTCTTTCAATGGACTTAATATAATGATTTGTTTGAATTTTTGAGAAATTAAATAGGATGTCATTGTTTTACCAGTTCCACAAGGCATTGATAAAATACCTCTATTAGAAATCTCAAAATGTTCTGTAAATTTATTAACAGCAATTTCTTGATAATCATATGGTTCGTATTTTTCTAAAACATTGTTTTCTTCAATAATATTTTGTATAAATGGATGTTTGATATATTCAATTCTTTTATTTTTTGGTAGAGACAATATATTTTGTGATAATTTATCAGTGTAATAAACATATCCTTTTAGTGTATCAAGTGTGGTCATCCAACACATAAAACCTGCTAAATCTTCCATCTTAATACCTTTCTTATATCCATTTTTACATTGGACTAAACTACATTTATCATTTTCAACCTGAATAACATCAATTCCAGTATCTCTCAGTGGATTTGGATTTGTTTTATTTTCTATTCTTCTTAATCTATTATGATTATGAGAACCAATAATATTATTTTGTAAAAGTATAGTTTCTGGTGTATCTTTCCATAAATAAGCATGAAATTTTAATTCATTTATAATGTAATCTCTTATTTGAATTTCGTATAAATATCCTTTATCTTGGTTATTCATTGTAAATATATATACTGATATATGTTTATAATATTATCTAAATAAATAAGTTTCAATTTTTTTGATAATAAATTTATTTAAAAAATAAGATGATATATAAATGACAAATGGAAGAATACAAATATTTTTGTGAAAAGTGTAATTATGGAACTAATATAAAAAATTCTTATAATAAACATAAAGAAAGTAATTTACATATAGAAGGAATAAGAAAAAGTAAAGAGAAAAAAGAACAAGTAATATATAAATGTGATTTATGCGATTATAAGTCAATTAATAATTACAATTATAATACACATAAATTAAACAATCATTCTGATAAAAATGAAAGAAAAGAAAAATTTAAATTTTATTGTGATAAATGTGATTTTGGAGTATTTACACAGTCTATGATAGATAGACATAATGAAACATTAAGACACAAACGACTAAATCCTTAATTTTTTGTAATTTATAAATAAAATAATATATATTTTATTTATATTTTTTGTTCAATAATAAAATCATGTTCCCACATAGTTATAATATTATAACCTGCTGATTTAATTAATTCAATTCTTTTTAATGCCTTATCATATAAATCGCCATATGTTTTTTTAGATATAGGATTAATATCTTTATTATTGAACAATCGAGGCATACCGTGCCAAAAGTCTCCATAAAACTCATATACAGTATTTGTTTTCTCATCATAACCATCAAATCTTATTAATTTACCATTAATCTTAGTAGTTTTTTCGCCAGTGTTTCCAGCGTGTTGAATTTTATAACCTAATTTATTTTCTATCTTAGATAACCATTTTAAACTTATTTTTGATGAACCAAATAAGTTACATTTACCACAACCATTGCCACTTAGATGATAATTTGCTATTTGTTCAAATTCTCCATGTTTCTTACATATGATAATTACTTCAGTTCGTGCATCTTTATAATCAACTTTTGAATAATCATAAATATTATTATGTATTAATATCGCTTTTTCAATAAAATCTTTTGTATTTCGTGTAAATCCGCCACATTTATAACATCCATTGCCTTTAAGGTGATTCAAAGGCATTTGTTCAAATTTGCCGTGTATTTTACATATAATATTAATTTTTATTGAATTTTTTTTATAATCCACTAATGAATAATCATATTTATTATTATGAATTTTATTTGCTTTTTCAATAAAACCATTCTTATCATATTTATAATATAAAGAACATTTTGGACATCCTTGACCTTTTAAATGATTTTTAGGTGTTTGAAAGAATGAACCATGTGTATCGCATATAATTTCAATAGTATTATTATTTTTTATTGTATTATCAATATTATATTTATATTTATTATTATGAATCTTAATTGCTTTTTCTAAAAAAATTGTTGGTGTAATTCTACCAACACCAGAACAATAAGCACAACCCTTACCCATTAAATGATTTGATGGTGTTTGTTTAAAATCACCATGCTCTTTACAATTAATTGTTATCTTAGTTCCAACATTTTTCCATATAATATTTTCATATTCATATTTGTTATTATGAACTTTGTTTGCTTTTTCAATAAATGTTTTTATATCTAAATGTTGCATTATTATTACATATATATATTTATCCTTTATATTATAAAAATAGAAGTTTTTTTTTGTTTTATACTTATTCAATATAAATAATTATTAAGATCAAAAATAATGTTATAGTAGAAGGGAGTGGGGGGAC